TAGTTTATCTTTGATGAAATCAAATATATTTTTATTTGTTACCCCACTAGAGCTACCATCCATATCTATATCAATGGCTTCTCCAGTACAATGTTGCGAGGTAGATGATCCACCAATAGCAGCATTTAATTCTTTACTTCTATAACCTGAGCTAATATGAATAGGAACATTAAAATGTTCTCTAATAGGTTCAAAAACATTCTCGGCTAACTTCTTGAAATTTTCTAAATGCTCTCCAGATGGAGTATTATTAATTCCTTTTCTTTTAGCAGTCTCACTCCTACTTACTTCAGCTAAAGATAAATGATTTGATATTTTCATTTTAAATCAGACTTAATTTCTTTTGCTCTATTTACTAATTTTTTAAGCATTTTCCATATATCAACACTATAAGCCTCCTCAATATTTTCTTTTACAGATACTAGTTCTATAAAAATAAGAAGTATAGCGCAGGTTTTTGTAAACATAAATTCAATCCCAAACCAAAGACTTGCAAATTCATTTAGAAGATACTTATCCATTATAAAAAGTAAAAGTACTGTTGTCTGATAAAGAAACATTTTGCTTATAATAGTAGAAAGCTTTCTGCTTCTTATACTTTTAAATCCATAAAGTTTTATAGATTTAAACAATCCAGTAATTGTATCTAAGATAATAGCCATTGCAACAGCAACAAGAAGCCCGTAGATTGGAGCAAACAATAAAATTAAAGAAGCAGTGAGATAATGTAAATATTTCATCTCCCTTGTCCTTTATAAGCTTTCTTATAAAGCTTGCTGTCTTTGTTTCTACTTGTAGAATTTTTTGCAGCCTGCCCTTTCTTTTTATGCTTCTTCTTGTAGATGCTTGCGCTTATTACCTTTGCCATCTTAAATGCTGATAATTATTCCGATTACCATAGTGCTACAATATTGAGGGCTGTGGTGGTTGTCGCAAATACTCTTACTACCTGAACAGGAATAAAAGTTCCATTTGGAACATTTTGAAACGTGATATCATCACCTCCTGCTGTTAATACACGTAGTATTCCTCCAGTACCTACATAAAGAACGCAACCTTCATTTGGTCCTCCACTTGGAGAAACAATGTCAGCAGTGTTACTTGGTGTTACAACTGCTGCTCTTGATACTTGTAATTTTTGATATGCCATGATCTTGTTTATTTATAAGGAAACATTCGGTTTAATGCATCTTTTCTTTTACTACATCCACATTCTTTTACTGTTGATTCAACAACTTTTTTAATACCTGTAGCTGTAGTTATCTTTTCGATAGTATCTCCTAGTCCCTTGCTTTTCATTTCTTTTTCTTTCCAGCAATAGCCATTTCTTGAAATTTTTTATTTCCGTATTTTTTACGGCCTATAGAAGCAACAATGGCATTGGCCCTTTTGGAGCCAATGCCTTGCTTTGCTTGAATTTTTTCAGATAGTTTACTGAACTTACTCATCGCTTTCTTGTTCTTTATCAGCTTCGATTCCCTCAACCCATCCCGCTAGGAACTTGAGGTCTTCTATGCCTTCGGTTGAAAATGTAAACTGATAAAACTCAAAGGATTCATCAATCAATGACTTCATATCTTTTGCCATTCCTTTGATTCCTTCTTTTGTAAACTTATACTCACCCTTCTCATTCAACTCCAATATACCTTTTTGATCGGTATATGCATGATCAAGACGGATGTCTTCACGCTTTTCATTGTACTCATCGAATAGAGACTTAATCTTTTCAGCAATCTTTTTAAGCTTTGCCTCTCTTTTACTTCCTTTTTCTGCTGGAGTTACGTTAAGATTCCTAACAAGGTCCAACAGGTCTGCGTTTGTTTTTGATACTTTCTGTGCCATTTGATTTAATTTTTAAAATGATAAACAAATATAGTTAAACTTTAGAAATTCTTCTACCCATACCTATTCTACTTTTTTCAGCTTTCTTAGCCGCAAGTTTAGCAGATGATATCTCACTCTTAGTCTTTGGTGTCTCTGATGACACCCTTCTTGTAGGTCTACAGTACTCATTCTTTCCTCCTGCACCACATGGCTTTCCACTCTTAGTATCCTGCCACTTCTCTTTTTGCCAACGTTTTAAGCTGGTACCCTCTTCAGACTTTCTTACATTACCAGATGCTTTCCTGCACTTAGCAATAGCCTGTGATGCCCTTGCTGAAGGGAACACATCATAAGATGCCTTAACCTTTTTGTAACAAGCATCCTTCATTTTTTCTTAGACAATACTTTTCTTTTAGCTTCAGGACTTAAATCCATAAAGTGATAAAGGTCTTTACTAGATGCAGTATGACTTTTACCAGTCATGATCTTATTTCCACTTGCGTGTTGATGACCCGTCCATTCAGTTCCATCTTTCAAATAATGACCTCTACTTTTCCAAGAATCTTTCATAAATACCTACCAACTTTTATCTTGTTAATAATTTTATTAGCCTCTTGTTCAGCAAATCCTATGGCCTCTTCTTCTTTATCTCTTATATCCCAATTATTAAGCAAAATACTCATGTGCATAGTTTCATGCATTATAGCAGTTGCTTGCTCACTAGGAGAATATCTTTTAAACGTCCCCATGTTTAAAAACAAAAATGGTTTAAATGGAGCTTTAGCTGTAAGTTTTTTATCAGCAGGGTCATAGTTAGTTAACCCATATATGTAAACTCCATTACCAACTGTTTTTTTAATTTCTTCTGCAATAGCTTCATTCAAACTTAGCCCATGCATTTTTTCAACATTGTAATATTTGAATATATCGGTAGCATCATTTCCAATTATCAATAAATACTTACCCATATCAACCCCCTTAACTGAGTTTTTTTCAAAATTATTTACAGATACAATATTCTTCCAAGAATTATTCATTTTAATCTTGTAGTATTAGTTCTTGGGTTATATTTAAAATCCTTTTCAGGTCTACCTGTTCTCTTTGATGCTCTATTCTTAGCTCTTTCTTCAGCAGTCATGACATTTCTTTTCATACCTTCTTTGGTATACGTCTTGCCATCAGCCTTTAAATGACCACGCTTCTGAAGTATAGCTATGGCTAATCCTTTATCGCCTACTTGAGCTGTAAGTCTTTCTAATAACTTACCTCTACCCATAAACCTTTGAGTTGCCATACTAATACTTTCCTCGTCTGCTTTTAGGAGATGATTGAGTAGATCCTCCAGGACCAGCCCATAGATTCTTACATGCCCAGTATCTAGCCGATAATTTATCTGTAGCACTACTGCACTTATGTCTAGCTCTGAATGATGACCGTGCCGCAGATGAATAGTTATGTCCATAACCCTCTGCTCCAAAATGGATTAGCTTTTCTTTACCATTAGCACAAGCTTTAACCATTCTCTTCTTGCCAGGCCTATCCGAAGCCACGACACGGTTACATTTCATCTTAGACTTTTCAGCCATATTACTTCTTCTTGCCTAGCTTTTTAGCAATAGCTTTTTTAGCAACAGCCTTAACAACTTTTTTTACAGCTTGCTTAGGTGCTTTTAGAACTGCGGCCTTGGGCATACCCATTGCCATCATTTGATCTCCTTTCATTTTTTCTTTGGTTTTGGTTTGTAAGATGTAGCGGCTTTAACTTTTTGAGTACAAGGTTTCATAACTTTTATATCTTTGTTTACAAATGTAACAAATAAAATGAAATCAAATAAAAGGGATTACTTAAAATACTGGAAAGTAATACGCACATACTTCAAGGTAAGGCACAATCTTTCTCAAGCAGACCTAGATATGCTGCTATTTTTGTATTCAGAAAGATACTTTAATTCAACCTCATATAAAGAATATGAAAAGCTTTTTACTTGGGACATCCAAAGATTCGATAAGCTAAAAAAGAATGGATGGATAGAGATATTTGCAAGCAAACAAAAAGGAAGACCTGCTATGAGGTCAAAAGCATTATACTGCCTATCCTATAAGGCAAAGAGAATGATAAACTCTATGTACAAAAAGATAGAAGGAGAAGAAATCCCAGAGACTCTATGCAATAATCCTCTATTCAAAAAGAATATAAAGCCATCAGAAAAGCCTTACAAGGATATGATTAAGCTTATGAACAAGGAAATAAGGGAGCATAGACTCACAGGACAAGAACCACATCTCGTTCCTGAATGATAATGTATTGATCATCATTAATTATCATCGTGTAGCTCTGCGCCTTGTCGTAGTAAATGTCATCTCCTTCCTGTATTGACTTAACTTCAGTTCCAGGAGTTACTACCTTACCACGCTTGTATCTTAATTGATTGGTGTCTTCTCCTGATAAAACTAATCCAGAAGATGTCTTAATTTCTTCATCAATGTTTTTGATGACAATGTTTTTGCCAATGGCTTTCATATGTAAATTTTTATAAATATAGGAGTTCCTTCTCCAACAAACGAATTTGCTATCTTAAAATCGTAATATTCTACAGCCTCATCGTGTGTCATACCATCATCAACTAGGATATTTATGACCTCATCCATGTCATATACAAGCCTTCTCCCTGATTCATCAAAGCCAATTATCGCATCATCAAATCCAAAAGCTATGTAAAAAATTTCTTCTGGATAGTCAATCAATATTTGGTCCAGTATTGTCATGTAAATATTAGAACCATTACAGCTGAAACAATGGACCCAAAAATTAATCCTATCAGAAGACCGTCAATGAAGTTTTTTAAATCTCTTTCGTTGATAGACATCGTATTATTATTTCTTCAATAATAATAAATTTATTTGAAAAAGAAAAAAAACTTGTAAATTTATGGAGAACAAATAATCTTCTGATGAATTTAAAAAAGGTTAGTAAAAATGTTCACATACTTGAACTGAAAGGAAATAACTTAGCAATTATATCGGACTTGCATTGGGATAACCCAAAATGTGATAGAGAAAAACTGAAATCCCACCTAGATTATTGTAAAAAAAATGAGATTCCTATTCTGATTAATGGGGACTTATTTTGCTTGATGCAAGGAAGGGGAGATAGACGTTCAAATAAGTCAGACATTAGGCCAGAACACAACAACGCAAAGTACATAGACTCTGTAATTGAGACTGCTGTAGAATGGTTTAGTCCATATGCACATCTGCTCACAGTAATTGGCTACGGTAATCACGAGACTGCCATAATTAAGTACCAAGAGACAGATGTGTTACAGAGATTTGTTGACTTACTAAATTATAAGAACAAGTCAAACGTGCATACAGGAGGATATGGAGGATGGCTTGTGATAAAAATTTCTTGTCAGGGAGCAGATATGGTAAAATATTTGAAATACTTTCATGGATCTGGTGGTGGAGGTATCGTTACAAAAGGTGCCATTAATCTTACTAGAGCTCTTGAAATGTATGAGAACATGGATGTATTTGTTTTAGGCCACATACATGAGAACTGGTGTAGGAATGATGTTAGAGATGTGTTGAAATACAATCGTGGTAAACACGAATATGAATTAGAGCAAAGGGAGATTCACCATTGCATAGCTGGAACTTACAAAGAAGAATATGGTGACGGGTCACATGGGTGGCATATTGAACGTGGGGCTCCTCCAAAAGTTACTGGCGGTAGAATATTAATATTTAATACAAAAAGAAATCAAGCAAATAATACAAATAGTTATTTTACTTCTATAGACTCAATAAAGTTTCCTATATGAAAGCTAAACTAATATTTGAACTTCCAGAAGAGCAGTATGAATATGAGCTTGCAAATAATGCTAGATCTATGCATTCTGTATTGTGGGACTTTGAACAATGGTTAAGAGGAGAAATTAAACATGG